GCAAATCAGGCTGGCATTCTACGAAAAATTCCAAAGCTACGGAATTGACCCGGCAACGATCATGCTGCTGGTTCAACTTGCTTTGCTGATCTACAAAGCACTCAAGGCGGCCGGCTATTTTGATCAGGCCGAAGGTTTTCAAAGCGTGGCGAACGCGAAATCAATCATAGGGGACTTGTAATGGACTGGGCATCAATTGGCCGAGGTGCGGTCATTGCAATCGGCGGGGCGGCATTGACGTTTGCGGCTAGCGTGGTGATTCCGGCGATGCAGGCGAGCGGCAATGCAACATTGCTAACGGTAGCCGCTTTCGCGTCCGTGGCAATCAACATCTTGCGGAAGTATCTGGAATCGAAAAATGCCGGCACTTGATCCGCAGACAATCGCACCGATAGCGTTAGCTGCGGCCGCCGTTTGGCTGCTTTTCGGTGACAAGATTCGCTCCGTGTGGGGCACCTGGGGGAGGATCGGTAGCGGCAACTCAGCCGGAGGTGATCTACAATCACTGGTTGCCGCTGCCGATCTTTTGATTCGACACTTTGATGCGAACGGCGACGACGAAGGATCGCAGGCGGCACGGACAGCCGCCGGTCGTCTTTTTGCTTCAAGGCCGGAGGTGAAGCCGTGATAGATGGCGACACAATGCAGTCCGCGGAGTATTGCAGATATTTTTTTGGCGGCGAGAGTCGCGGCCGAGATACGACTGAACCGGTAACGATAAATCTTTCCTTTGTGGACCGGTGCGGCCCTGAGTGGACCGAAACGGCAGTTGTCAAAGACGAAAACGAAAGAAAGCCTTTTGACGGCAACCGGCACGAACGGCGCAAAGCCGCAGCAATCGATCGATCGTGGGAAAAGCGACGAAAGAAAGAGGCCAAGCCGTGACCCACAAGCAGCGAATCGGGCTGGCTCTATTGCTCTTGGCCGCTGCAGTTTGGATGCGTGGCGGTGGTGCGATCGGCCGCGACATCAGCGACGATGGTCTGTACGTGCTTGTGCTCGAAGATGGCAGCCGACCTGAAGCAATCACGGCAGAACAGGGTGCGGTTATCAATTCGTTGCGATTGCTTGAGGCCGTTAAATCGAAAGGCGGGCAGTATCTTAAACAGGACGTTCGCGACAGCTTCGACGGGCTGGGCATCTGGCAACAATTAAAAAACAAGATCCCAAATCCGCCGGGAATGGCGATCGCGAAGGGCGGATCGGTGCGGGTCGAAGCGATACCGTCGCGAATCGATGACGCTATCAGGATGGTTGAAAGATGAGCGTCGAAGAGCTTGCCGAAATGCTGCCAGCTACCGTGCGAGATTTGGTTTACGCTCTTGCAGACGTCCGGACGCTTAGCAGCGGACCGGCATCGAAGCGGAATAATGAGACGATCAAGCAGATAGCGGATAACGCACTGACGCGGCTAAAAGAGGCCGTGCAGGAAATGGAATGACAAACAACAGAATCGACGGAGTGATTATCGTGATTGCGTTAGTTTTTTGCGGCTTGCTTTTCTGGCAGAATCCGCCTACCGAAACGCGGCAAGCATCGAAGCTTGTTCGCGATCCCGTTACGGGCATCGAGGTCAGCGGGCGTGCCGTGATCATGATTTCGAAACAGGGCTGCGCACCGTGCGAACAGCTCAAGCGTGAAACGCTACCAGAGGCACGGGAAGCCGGCTACGAAACGACGATCGTTGAGCAGCCGTCCGAGCGTTATCCCACGACTCGAATCTTCGACGGTAAGCGATGGCAGACACGGTTTGGATTCTTTCGGTGGGGACGTTGATGTATCTTTCGGACCTGGGCAACAACCCGCTCATTATCGACGATGGCAACGCAACAAAGTTTGTCGACCAGTGGCGACAAGAGGGCTATTCGTTCGGGATGACGCCGCGGGATTATGCAGCCGCACCGTTTGGAAGTGCAAACAAGCCGGCCCGTGATCTATCAATGGGCGAAGTGCTCAAGCGATCGCAATTTGCGGACGCGATCAAGCGAGCGGACGAGAATAAAACGACGCCGGACGATTGGCGGATGGCACTGGCACCATGGATTGAAATGCAGAGTTCATGGGGTTTCTGCTGGGGATTTGGGACTTGCAAAGCGATCGAAATTACTTACGCAATGAGCGGCAACAATGTACCGCATCTAAATCCATTTCCTACATGCTACCGAATAAAAAACGGACGCAATCAAGGCGGGTGGGCCGAAGAGTTTTTGCGCGGCGTAGAGCAATTTGGAATCGTTGAACATAGCCTCTGGAGAGGCAACGAAGCCAACATGCAGAATTGGGAACGTGGCGAGATCAAATCAAATGGCGAACTCCACAAAGTGACCGCATCGCTAGAGCTTCCGACGAATGATTTTGCCGCACTGGTGACATCGTTGACGCATCCGAAAGTGCCGCGACCCGTTACGCTAGGACTGAACTGGTGGGGGCACCTCGTTTGCGGCGTTAGGGCAGTAGTGATCGAGCCCGGAAAATTTGGTATAAAGATCGTCAACAGTTGGGGCGACAGTTGGGGCGAAGGCGGGTGCGCGATCCTCACGGAATCGAAAGCAACCGCAGCGGAACAGATCAGAATCGAGCGAGCGAAACCGAGGCCGGTAGCAGCATGACAACCGAACTAAAAACCAGCAAACGCCCCGACGGCAGCGGCTTCGGCGAAGTCATTCGCGACGGCTTGCAGGTCGTGCGGATTAACTGGCGGGGCGATGGCGGGGCAACGCCTAGCGACGTGATCCGCCTCACGATTACGCGAATGGAAGACGAGCAACGCGGCGGGCCGTTTGCAGATCCGAAAGCGGCAAAGGCACTGGCGTTGATGCTCCAAGCCGACAGAGAGCTTCGCGGCGATCAGACCAACGTGGACGGCGTGCCGATTATCGGAGACTGAATTGGATCGCAGGGACGCATTCATCATCCTATCAATCGCACTTGCGGCATGGTCAGCCGCTTCGGTCGGCGTCCGTAATAGCGAGACGGCACCAATACAGCAACTCGTTGAAGATGTGCCAACATACGAGGACCGCGACGATAGTTACAGAGCCCCGATTGATCGATCGACGATCGTTGTCGTGTGCGACGTTCACGGGCAGCCGATGACCCGCTGGATGGCAAGCGAAGGGGCGGCACTGATCGCGAAGGGCTGGCGTATCCAAACGATCGATCTAGAGGGCTCAACCGAGTTCCGCTTCTACGTTTATCAAGGTGGAACATGGAAGATCCACAACGGGCATCTATCACTGCAAACACTCACGACCCTTCTGTCACGGACGACACCGCCGCAACCACGAAGCATGCAGACGGGTTCGCCGTCCGTGGCGGAGGGCTTGAGCAAGTGAACTTGCCACTAGACAACGACACGAAAAAGCTTGTCGCCGCGTGGATTGCACAGCAGGGCGTCCCGACGATTTTGCTGTTTTGCATTCTTGGTTTTCTGGCGTACTCGATGGTCGTGCTGATTCCCGAAGTGGATAAGAAGCGATCGGAAGAAATCGCACAACGAATATCAGATTTAGTCACTCGCCAGAATGAAGCGATTACCAAGATGGTTGAATCGCATGACAAGGACCGCGAACTATTTATTGAGCTGATGCGTGATCGGCTCCCCGCCAAATCCTCACCCTCCGAGGTTCGATGATGGATGTGTTGTTTCTATTTGTGTTGTGTGGTGCGACAGCGGCCGTTAGTGTCGTTGTTTACGCACCGCGACCAAGGAGGGCTTGCGATGTACGAATGGTTTTCGGATCTAGTTTTTCAGCCGATGATAACCGGCCAAGATCCGTGGACGATTGCAATTGTGCTCGATGATTACTTACGATGGTTGTTTAACGCACCGCCGAGGACATAATGCCGCTTTACACTATCGTTTTTGTGCTAGCCGTAGCCTCTGGCTTGATTGCTTGGCAGTCATATTGGCTACGCGAACAAGTCAAAGAGCAACGCAAAAAAGCAGAGGCCGAAAGGAACTTTTTGCTTGAGCTTGCAGTTTGCATACAGAAAATAAGCAATAAGCTTTAGACCGATCCTCCCGCCTTAACACCCCGCCAAAACATGATTGACTGGACACAGCCATCCGCGACCATTCTTTCTCAATTATTGGAAATCGTCGAGCGGCGAAGGCCGATCAGCGAGTCATGGGCAACGGGGGCGCGAGGCTTGCGAGACTTTGGCCCCGGCTCAAGCGGCTGGGGCGGAATGGTTGCAAAGCTTCGGCAGATGGGCTTTAGCGACGTTGCCGACCAGATGGTTAGCGGAATGGATTTCGGCGACCCTCAAGTGCAAACAATGCTAACGCAATTGGGCGAGATTGAACCCGACACGTTTACGCCAGAACGCATTGCAATCATGAAAGATTGGGGCGTCCAGAGCCAGCCGCGTTGGATGCTGGAAGCATTCGCAGAGGAACCGACGATCGGCGACGTTGAATTTCGTAAAGGTCGAGAGCTTGCGATTGCATCGACCGCCGCACGCATCAACGCAGCAAGCGAAGCGAGACGCGAAGCAATTGACGACACGACAAAGACCGGCGAAGAAATTGAAAACGCAACGGTGGAGGCGTTTGACTGATGGCATTGTGGACCCCGGCAGACACTACCGAGGCTCTTTGGTTAGACGGTGCGGACTCGTCTACCGTTACTCTCGTTAGCTCCGCCGTGTCTCAGTGGAATGACAAAAGTGGCAACGGCCGGCACGTGTCGCAGGCGACGTTCACGGCGTCGCGGCCAACGTATTTGACCGCAGGTTTCGGCGGATTAAATTGTCTTGATTTTGACGGCGGCGATTTTCTGAGCAGTACTTCCGGAGTCACAGGCGGCACTTATGCCGAAAATTTTAACGTCTATTGGGTTGCGTCCCGAGACGCTGCCGCAGGTGGCGCAATTATCACAGAGCGGCTCACTTCCTTGGTTGGGGCATCGATGTGGTTTTTGCAATTCATTTCTAGCGATGGTGCTAACGTATCAAGCAATCACGCAATAGGCGCGACAGATTACGGAAATTTATCTACTGGCGGCGGACTGGTTTCGCATTTCCATTTGCCCGGTTTGCGCGATCAACTTTGGCTCAACGGTGCAAGCGTGACCGTCACAAGCGGCACCGCGTCGAACATCACCGGTTCGGCCGGTTTTGTCATTGGCAGGCGCGAAGGAAACTTCCAATTTTGGGATGGCAAAATCTGCGAAATAATCGTCGTGACGACATCTCAAACGACGACACAGCGTCAGCAATTTGAAGGCTATTTAGCCTGGAAATGGGGACTGCAAGGCAACTTGCCAGTTGGGCACCCATACAAAAACGGCCCGCCGACAAAGGGCGGCAATGCAGCGGTTCATTTTTTTAACTTTGGGTACTGAGCGATGACCGCAAAAGATATCTTCAACGGATCGACTGGCAATCGGGCAACGATTTTGATTTTGGATGATGCGACAAGCAAGCCGAAAACTGGCGTGGCTTTTAACGCGGCGGGATTGTCGATCAGTTATCGAATCGGCACTGGATCCGCGGTTGCGATCACTCTTACTTCGGGCAATTGGTTTGAGGTCGGCGGCGGCAAGTATTATGTCGACGTGGCTGATAGCGTTTATGCGGTTGGAAATCTTGGATCGCTCGTGCAATTCTACGGGGCACTGACTGACAGCAGTGTCTACGCAGAGCAGCATCGAGTAGTCGCGTATAACCCATTGCTTGCGGCATTAGGCGCGAACACGACGACACCTCCAACGGCAGCGGCCAACGCAGACGCAGTATGGGACGAGCCCTATAATCAGCACACGACCGCTGGCACCTTCGGCAAGCTGATGGACATCTTGCGGAAATCCAACACAGTAATCGAAGGCACGATCCTAGCGAGCCCGACGCCGACGACGACGACTTTCAAAATCAGCGGGGCGGATTACCCGACGGGAGCGCTGGAACATTCAGTGTTGTGGATGAGCAGCGGGACATCGGCGGAACAAAATAGCCCGATTTTGACAACGGTTAACAACGGCGACGGCACGCTAACGATTACGCTGGAAGAGGCTTTGGTAACCGCACCGATAGCGGGTGACGTAGTGCTGATTGATCCCACGAGCCATGTTCATGCGATCGTTGATATTGTGACGGCGGTTTGGTCTGCTTTGACCAGCGGGCTAAGCGTGGTCGGCTCAACAGGCAGGGCGTTGGCTAGGTTGATCGGGTTGGTGGTCGATGACGGCGGCGATGAGTTTACAGCGAAGTCATTAAGCAATGCACCGGCAGGCGGCGTGCAAGTGCTACCAGCAATCGGCGTAGCGGCTGGCCGTGGTGATCGGACAACGCTAGTAGCTTATGTCGCGGAAACGATTACGACATCGATCACTGTTTATCAAGCGGACGGAACCACGGCTTACAATTTGAGCGGAAAGACGTTGGCCGTGATATTTGAAAATCCGAAAACCGGTGACGATGTGGCAGTTGTGGCAAGCGGGTCAATCACGATTAGTGGCACGGACAGCAATGTAGTAACGTTTGCTTACCCATCGGCAGCGACATCGGCACAACGGGAATTGACGTGGACGATGAGGGATGCGTCTGCACCGAAGACGGTTTACTTACGTGGCGTGCTTGAGGTCAGAGCAGCGGCAACGGTGGACTAATGCGGCAAGCGTGTTACCAGTGTGGTGGCTATTACGAGGGCAGGTGGTGTCATTGCAAGGCAAAGAAAAAGAACAGAGTCGGGACGCATGATAGAGGCTACGGCGATGATTGGCGAAGATTGTCGGAGAGATTCCGCAAGTGCAATCCGTTGTGCCAACCATGCTACGATCAGGGACGAATTACGGCGGCTAGAGAATGTCACCACATCGAAGCCATTGTGGACAGGCCGGATCTACGATTGGACGAGTCAAATCTAGTGGCAGTGTGCAGGCAATGCCATCAGATGATTGAAGCTCAAGAATTGTGCAAAAAGGACGGGCAATGGTTGCTAAAATCTTAGGCTGCTTAAAAATTGTGCAACAAGGGCTGCCAAAATGGCGGGGGTGCCTAAAAAATAGGCAAAATAGCCCACGATTGCCGTGTGATCCTTCGCTTTTACCTCCACAAAACGAGAGCCGCCCTGTTTTGGCCGATTTTAGCCCGCCCAAAGGCCCGCAAATGACCCCAAAAGCGTCCGAAGCAGAGATCCGGCAGATTATAGAACGCGAAATGATTCGCTCCTTGTACGCCAAACAAAGGCCCGCAAATGGCACGACCTAGAAAGCCGCCAGAAGAACTAGAGCGAAGCGGAGCCTACGACAAAAACCCTCAGCGCCGCATCACCGACGCTGCCAAGCCGCTGGCCGGCTGCCCCGTCAAGCCGCACGAGGTAGCCGACGATCCCGCAGCGGACAGGGCTTGGGACGAAGTTGCCGAGATCCTAAGCGGCATGGGCACGCTATCGCCAAGCTACCAAAAGCAGATGACGCAATACGCGAAGGCATGTGCCCGTGCTGATCAGTGCTGGCGGATTGTTAACGAAGAAGGGTTAATCATCCAGAACGAAAAGGGCGTCCCATCGGTCCACCCTGCCCAAAAAGAATGGGACGCACTAACGGACAAGATTCTGAAAATCTGCATTGAGTTTGGTTTAACGCCGGCCGCTCGGTCGCGGGTCAGAACAGGAAAAACCGAAGAGGACGCGGATCCAGTGCTCGAAATGCTCAAGAGGATGCAAACGAAAAAGGTTGTCGCAGCAAACGGTTGACATCCGCCGCGACGTTACGGCTTATGCCGAAGGCGTCGTCAGTGGCAAGATAACCGCCGGCAAGTGGGTCCGCCTAGCTTGTGAGCGATTCCTGCGCGACCTAGAGGATCCCGGTGATTATTATTTTGACTGGGACTTGGCCGAAAATGCTTGCCTAATCTTCCCGCTGATCTTTCGTCACTACAAGGGTGAATGGGCGGGGCAGCCGATTGAGCTTTGCGATTTTCAAAAATTTGTAACGGCCAACATAATCGGATGGAAACATAAACAAACCGACTTCCGACGCTTCCGTCGTGCTTTTGTGTCGGTTGCTCGAAAGAACGGAAAAACAACATGGGCGGCAGGGCTTGCTATCCTGTTCGCATTTTTTGACGGCGAAGCCGCTGCCGAAGTCTATATTGGAGCGACCAAGCGAGAGCAAGCGGCGATCCTATTCACTGACGCGAAACAGATGATCGCGGCATCGCAGACACTAAGCAAGCACGCCGATAGCCGGGTTAGTGTTATTCAATTTCCCGCCACCCATAGCCTTATCAGGCCGCTTGGCAGCGATAAGCCTTATGACGGATTGAACCCTCACGCAATCTTTCTTGATGAGCTACATGCTTGGGTAGAGCGTCACCGAAAATTCTATGACACGATGCGGACCGGCTCAGGTGCAAGGCGACAGCCGCTACTCTGCACAATCACAACCGCAGGAGATGACAAATCGGAGCTATGGAAAGACGAAGTTGGATATTGCAAGCTCATCCTAGAGCAACAGGCAGCAGATCCGCAGTTATTCGCCTACGTTGCCGAACTCGATGACGACGATGACCCGTTTGACGAATCAACGTGGATCAAAGCAAACCCCGGCCTGGGGCAATCGGTGAAGCTTGACTATCTACGAGAGCAAGCCGCGGAAGCTAAGGCCAAGCAAACAGCCAAGAATCGATTCTTGCGCTACCATTGCAACCGCATGACATCGTCCACAGAGCACGCCATTGACGTGCGGCGATGGGATGAACTTGGCACCGGATTAACCGAGTGGGAAGACGCTGACGCAATCGCAGCGGGGTTTGACCTAGGCGGCCGCGACGACTTGGCATCCTGGGCGGTGGTTGCACGATTCAGGGTTGGCGAGGATGAAGACGAAAGGCCAATCTATCGCTATGAGTGCAAACAGCGATCGTATATGTTTGCAGACACCCGCCGCGACTTGTCGCTACAGCCTTTCGCGTCGTTTATTTCGCAGGGACTAATCGACGTTGGCAAGTATGCTCTTGATTCACTCCGGGATGACTTGATCAAAGAATGCGAAGATTGGAGCATATCGGAAATTGCATTCGACCCTTATCAGGCAAATGTGATTGCGGGGCATCTTGAGCAAGAAGGGCTTAAACCTATTCGTATGCCTCAGAATTACCTTCATTTTAACGAGCCTATCCGAGCATTCTTGCAAGCGATCACCGAAGGGCGATTCTCGCACAGCGGAAGCGATTCCCTGCTAAGATACTGCGTACAAAATGCGGTAATTGTCAGGGATCGGGCGGATAGGTGGATGTTTGACAAGAGTAATAGCCGCGACAAGATTGACCCGGTGGTTGCGGTGGTGATGGCGTTTCGCGCTTGCATGAGCACGAGGGCACGGGCACACGGTTCGATGTTTATTAGCTAAAGGAATAACTATGGCAGGACTGCTCAACATCGGCCGCATTTTCAACGGTTGGTTCGATGCACTTGTAAACGATGAAAATAAGAAAATAGTTTCGCCAGTAAAGGCGATGAGCTATGCACCGGTATGGTATGCCGTCAACAAGATCAGCGGGCACATGGGGCAGTTGCCGCTGGTGCTCCATCGCGGACTAGAACGCGGGGCGGAGCGTGCGACCGACGACTATCGTTACATGCTTTGCAAGAAGCGTCCGAACTACTATCAGACACCGATGCAGTTCAAGCAATCGCTACAGGCGAATTGTTTAATGTACGGCAATGGCTTCGCATGGATCCGCAGGGCCGGCACTACGGCAAACTCTCGCATCCTCGACTTGCTACCGCTGGACTCTGCGAAGATGGCGATCGTCATGTGGCAGGGCGAAAAGTGGTATCTATACGATTCGCACAAAGATGAGCCGATCCGCAAGTATCGAGACATCGACATGCCGGCCGATCCCGACATCCCCGGCAGCGGCGGCTTGATGGTTATCGCGGACAGTGAAATGTGTCACTTTCCGGGGCTTGGGTTTGATGGATTCGCAGGGTTTAGTCTATGGAAGATCGCAAACGATAATTGGGCGATCGGCATCGCAGCGGATAAGCTTGTGAAAAGCGGATTTGACAAGGGATTCCGCTCATCGATGCTACTTGAGGCACCGGCGAATATGTTCCGCGACGAAAAACAGGCCCGTGAGTTTCTCGAAGGGTTTCGCAAGCAGCATGGCGGGCCGGACCAGAACGGCAACATCGGGCTATTACGCGAAGGCATTAAAGCTAACGTCGTGTCGATGAACAGCCGAGACGCTGAGATCAATGACAGCCGACAATTTAGTCGCGAAGATGTTGCGTTGTGGTTTTCAATTGAGACGATCCTTGGCGACGACTCGACATCGTACAACGGCATCGAGCAGCGGACGTTGGCATATCTATCGAACTGCTTGGCAAAGTGGCTCAAGACCTGGGAGGAAGAATTAGACCGCAAACTGCTAACCGAACGCGAACAAGCGGCGGACGTGCTGTACTTCAAGTTTCACGACCGGGCACTACTTCGGACCGACTATTCGACGACGATTAACAGTTTGTCTACCGGCATCAATGCTCGTATCTATTCGCCAAACGAAGCCCGCGAACTGCTTGACCTGAACCCATACGAAGGCGGCGACGTCTACGCTAATCCGGCTATCACTCCGGGCGCCGGCGATGAGATGGGCGAAGACGACGACCCCGAAGACGACCTAGACGAAAGCGACACCGGGGCGCGAGCGATGCGGGTAGTTATTTCGCGGGTGCAATCGGTAGAAAAGAATCGAGTCATCAAAGGATGCAAATCGAAAAACTTTGTCGATTGGGTCGATGGCTTCTATGCTCGATTTACCTCGACAATTTCGGACGCTATTCGGCCGCTGCTAGACGATCGAAGCGAGATCGCAGCGGAGACGATTGCAACCGAGTACACTGAGGCCAGTAAAGCGGCACTGCTTGACGCTGCCGGTAATGCCAAAGACGAAACCGAGCTCGTTGCCATCGTTGGCGAAACGGTTGCGGGCTGGGATTCCCGTGTTGACCAAATCCTGAACGCTATTTCGGAGCAAAATAGCAAATGACCGGCACGCAATCGCCAATGGTGGCAACCGAACTGCGTTTTGAGTGGCTAAACGACCGTGCAGACGGCTGGCAATTCGGAGAAACGGGCATCCTTGAGGCACTTTCAGAGCGTTTTAGCCCCGATTTAGCGGTTGAAATCGGAGCTGGCGACGGGCAAAGTTTGCCGCTTACGCTCGGCTTTTTGCTCGAAAAAGGCGTCAAAACAGTGCTTTTTGAGGCCGATGAACTACGCCAAAACGCGCTCAAAATGACACGAAAAGCGGCTGTTATCCACGGTTTCTTTGACGCAAGGCTGCTAGATGGCCTGGAACTGTCTCAAAGTTTCGTTGTGGTTGACGTCGACGGGCAAGATTGGCCGATTGCTGAGGAAGTGCTGAGATGCGGCAAGCCGCAAGTAATGATGATCGAACACTATGACGAATTCGGGCCGCGGTACGGCAGGTGCGATCCGGAAGGGCTACCGCCGCGGTGGTGTCTTGGTCTGCTTGTCGATGGATTTTCGATTCAGGCACCAGCAAAAGAAATTGAAAAACGCATTCGCTGGTACGGCTACACGCTCATCGCAAAAAGCCGCGTGAACTCTCTTTTTGTCCGCAACGATCTATTGCCAACCCTGGAGGGCTGCTGATGTTTTCTTACAACACGTCAACGAAAGAAATTTTTTTGTACGATTACATCGGCCCTGAATGGTTCGGGATGATCGACGCGGGGGCTGTGCAAGAAGCGTTAAACGCGATTCCCGGCAGGGCTACCGTTCGCATCAACAGCGGGGGCGGTGGGGTCGATGAAGGAATTGCCATTTACGAAATGCTGCGGCGACACCCCGGCGGCGTTGACGTTGTCGTTGACTCTTCGGCCTATTCGATTGCTTCCGTGATTATGCTTGCGGGCGAATCGTTGACGATGGCGAGGGGTGCGGCGGCTATGCTGCATTCCCCGTGGATGATGTTCGCTTCGGGCAACGCCAAAGAGCTTCGCAAGATCGCAGACATGCTAGAGACGAGCGAGGAACGCCTAGTGTCAATCTACGAGGACGCATTTGCCAAGCGTGATAAGCGAAAGGACCGCGACGAAATCAAGGCGATACTAGACGCCGAGACGTGGTACACGGCACAGCAGGCACTAGATGCCGGTCTGATCGATGCGATTGATGGGCAAGCGGTAGAGCCGGTGGCGGCCAAGTATCGAAACATCCCGGCAGCAATCGCACGAGCACAAAAGGCAGGCGATCGAACGCCGTACCCGTTTGCGCGTGAATCGGCAAAACTGAGGCTGCGGAAAAACAGTTGACAAGCGGCAGCAATTTGCTACCGTAATAACACACGACGACTCTATCGCATTCTGGCAACTCGTTAGCGGCCGGATTTCGATTGGCGGCGATTTGGACAAACACCAAACCGCGGCCGATTAAATCCAGGCCGTTTGGCTTTTTAGGACATGATCGGCCGCCAATCAAAAGGCTGATCATGGAATTGAAAGCACGAATCGAAGGGCTGCAAGCCAAGCGGAACGAACTCTACGCCGAAGCCGAAGCAATCTTAGCGGTAGCTAAAGACGCCGACCGCGATCTTACCGGCGACGAATCGGCACGACTTGTTGCCATCCAAGGCAAGAACGAAAGCGACCTCGGAGAGCTCGGAGCGGTCGACGCACAGCTCAAGCAATGGCAGCATGTCGCGACCCGCATGGAGATCACTCGGGCGCAAGCGTCGGCACCTACTCCGCGGCTTGGGGATCCGCCGGCGACCGTGGTCAACGTCAAGAAGTACCGCGGCAAGGCAAAGAATTTCGATAGCCATCAAGACGCCGTCGACGCCGGCCTATTTTGTGCGGCCGCGATCTACGGGCACAAGCCTTCGTTTGACTACTGCCAAGAAAAGGGCCTGATCGTCAACGCGCATTCGGTTGGCGACAACACAAAGGGCGGCTACGTTGTTCCTGAACCGCTAGAGGCGTCGATTATTCGGCTGGTGGAAACCTTCGGAAACTTCCGGCGATTCGCTTTCAATTACCCGATGGGATCGTCAAGCGTTTTGGTTCCGCGTCGTGCAGGTGGCTTCACCGCCAATTTCATCGGCGAAGGAAACGAAGTTAGCGAAAGCGACATGGCTTTTGATCAGATCAAATTGGAGGCCAAAAAGCTTGGCGTTTTGACGCGGGTGTCAAGCGAGCTTGACGAAGATGCCATCGTTGCGTTGGCCGATTTGATTTCGCTTGAAATCGGTCTTTCTTTCGCATCAAAGGAAGATCAGTGCGGATTCAACGGCGACGGAACCGGCACTTTCGGCGGTATCGTCGGGCTGAAAAACGCACTGAATGCGGGAAGCATTGCAACCGCAGCAAGCGCAACGACATACGCAACGCTGACGATCGACGACTACTTGGCCGCAATTGCCAAGCTCGCCGATTTTGAGGGCATGTCACCCGCTTGGTACGTGTCAAAACAATGCTGGGCCGTGAGCATGTCGAAGCTGCAATTTGCAGGCGGCGGCAACACGACTGACAACATTGCCGGAGCGGCACAGGAAAGCTTCTTGGGCTATCCAGTGCGAATGGTCAACGTCTTACCAAAAGCACTGACGACCCTTACCGGCCAAATGTTCGGTTACTTCGGTGACCTTTCAATGTCTTCGACTTTCGGCAGTCGCCGCGGCGTGACGCTCGCTTCGGATTCGTCACGATACTTCGAATACGATCAGATCGGCATTCGAGGAACCGAACGGTTTGACATCAACGTTCACGAACGCGGAACCGCAACCGAAGGCGGACCGATCGTTGGCCTGAAGATGGCCTGATAATCCTTCCCTTGCTCCGGGTAGGGTTGGGGCCGGTTGGCAAATGCTGGCCGGCCCCTTTGACACAAACAAAACACAGACAGGAAAAACAATATGAAAAGCCTTCAGCCGATTTATCAGGAACTTGTTTTTGCACCGGCAGCCGCGGCCACTACGACCGCGGCAAAGTCGATCGACACGCTAGGGGCAAAGAATCTTTGTGTGTCGCTGAACTTCTCCGCGAACCTCAACACGAATGCCACTGGACCCGCTTTGCAATTTGCCCACAGCGACACCGATGCTGCAACGGCATTTGCGACCTTCGACGCTGCCCTAAACCGCAGCGTTAGCCGTGGCACCGCTGGCGTGATTAGCGTCTCGCATATCAACCTTGACGGAAGCGTCAAGCGATATGTGCAGGTTAAGGTCACTCCCGGCACCGCGACGAATGACACCGTCAGTTACGGCGGGGTCGCGCTGGTAGACAAGGAAATCAGGCCAAGTGCCGTTGCCGACGTTGGCGGCAGTGCCGTCTTGAGCTAAGTAACACCAACACCCGGAGCAAATGGGATGGAAACGAAAGTCAAAGTACATGCCTTCATGACGGCGGCCCGTTACGAAAACAGCATGGCACGAAATCACATCGAGATCGCATTGCGAACGATTGGGATCCCGATGCAGGTAAGCGGCGGCGTATTTTACGGTCAGTGTATGCAGAACATGCTTCATGACGCTCTGAAATACGGCATCGATTACGCAATCACGATCGACGGGGACAGCATGTTTACGCACAAGCATATCGAGCGATTGCTTGGCGTAATTGTTCGACCCGATTGTGGAATTGACGCATTGGCGGCCCTGCAATGCAAGCGAGGTTGTCACTACCCGTTAGCGAGTTGTGGGGAATCGACACTAACGATCACAGGCGAGCCTTTTAAAGTATCAACAGCACATTTTGGGCTAACGGTACTCGACATGCGGAAGCTTGCAACGGTTCCGCTGCCGTGGTTTGCAGATCGACCAGGACCGGATGGAACGTGGACGCATAACGACAAGATCGACGCCGACATATCGTTTTGGAAAGCTTGGGGCGAGGCTGGCAATTCGCTCTACATGGATCCAGGATGCAGCATTGGACATATGGAAGAAATGATCACGGTTTTTGACGACAAAATGCAGGTACAACACCTCTACCCGAAGGAATGGCGGGCAGCGAATGGTTATAGCGCCACCTGATTACGTGACGGTTGTTTTTCTTCGGGACTGGTTTTTGATTAGGAAAGATCAACGCCACTTAGTGACCTGGGGACAAGCCGACTTACTGACCCGCCGCGGATTTTGCGAGATCGTACAAGATGGAATTGACAATCCCGAAATGGAAGCGACTAACGCAGCCGACAAGCGAGCCGGTGAGCCTATTGCAAGCCAAGCAGGCATTGAACATCGGCACCGGCGACGGCACACACGATGAGCGGTTGACGCTACTTATTCAGGCGGCCCGCGAGAAATGGGAACGCGATACGCAACGGGCAACTACGGCAGGAACATTTCGGCAAGTGTTCGATGCGTTTGCGGATCCGCTAGAGCTGTTGCCGCTTGGCGTTGGTGCCGTATCGTCAATCAGCTATTTCGATGCGAACAACGCCGCACAAACGGCATCGGCATCGCTTTACGTGTTCGACGATTACGACAACGTTGTGCGGCTTGCTTACGAGCAAGAATGGCCCGACACCTCCGCACGCTACGACGCGGTGACGGTCAATTTCACCGCAGGCACAAGCGATCCGCTTGAAGTGCCGGCAATGGCCAAGGCCGCAATGCTTTCGCTTGTTGTGTACTACTTTGACAAGAACCCCGGCGACAATGATGGGCTCTACGATTTGAGGCATTACGACGATTTGGCACGGCAGTACATGCGGAGTAGCTACCCATGAGTGGCCGCCCACGTCGTTTCAGTGTCGCCAATATGCGATACCGCGTAGTGCTACAAAAGCATGTCGACAGCGTCGATGCTGCCGGGCAACCGATCGCAACTTGGACCACGGTTTACCAAAGCGAGCCGGCAGACTACGCCGCGGTGAGTGGCGGGCAAGTTTTTCGCGGGTCGCAAGTGAACGAGGGCATCAACGCAGTATTTACGGTTCGGTATCGCGACGAATACGCCCCACAGCATCGCATCCTTTACAACGGCCAATCGTTTGGCATTGTTTTCGTGCAACCGATCGAAGGCCGCGACCGCTATTTGGATTGTCACTGCAAGGTGGTCGAATAATGGCACCACGAAAAACAAAGGCGAGATTCGGAATCATCGTTGGCTTTGACAAAAAGCTAATCGATCGACTTACGAACGGGCTTCCGGACGAAGTGCGAAAGGCGGCAACCGCTCACGGACTGCCAGCGGCGGCGGCTGTTGTCGAAAGGCGAGCAAAGCAAATCGCACCAAGCGGACGAAGGGCCGGCACATCGAACAAGCAATACGGGACATCCCGCACAAAATGGTATCCCTACCAATTAAAAGATCACATCACGTCAAAAGTGCTTGATGACATGATGGGGACTGTTGTTTCCGTGATGGTCGGCCCGATGCGACCGTGGGGCAACAAAGTCAATTTTATTTCGCCGAATGTTCGGAGCACGACCGGGAACACCAAGTATCAAAAATTCTGGGGCAAGGTGCCGTTTAGCCCTGCCAATCGAAACCCAAAGACTAACCGATTCCTTGAAGACGCTTCGCACCAAACACGCCCACAACAAGTCAGGGCGTTGGTAACAGCAATGCGGCGAGCGATCAAAAGGAATATGGCCAGGAGGTTTTCAATTGGCTGACGCTGGCACCGCATTCCGGGCTTTCGTTGTTGCTCAAGCGGGCGTGTCCGCTTTGATCGGCGATCGAATGCTACCTGACGAACTATTGCAAAAGACGACTATGCCAGCGGTCACGTATCACCGCATAAGCACGCTACACCATGAAAACATCAACGGCAGCAAAGCAGGCATGGCAGAGGCAATTATCGAAGTCAGGGCATACGCTGCAAGCCGCACAGCGTGTACCGCGATTTGCGAAGCCATCCGCACGTGTGGCGTACTCGACATGCTGGGCGTTTACTCGGGCGTCAACTTTCGATGCGTGATGCTGGCAAGCGGCCGCAATGATTTCACCGAATCGCCAATCGATGGCACTCACGAACTTCGTTACGTTTCGTCGCAGGACTATTCTCTGACCTACTTGGAGGCTGTTTAACATGCCAATCGCAGGACGTGGGGCAACCCTTACCGCAACGACTTACACCGCTTCGCTTGACATCGTCGAAATCAGCGGGGGCAGCGAGTCAATCGAAGCTCTCGACATTTCGACGCTTGGGCAAACGACAACTTTCATGAGGTATCAAGTTGGCGACCTTGCCGACACGCCGGAAATCTCGGTAACGATCAATTGGACCAACACCAACCCGCCGGCGATCGGGGTGAAGGATACGTGGACGCTGACCTTCCCGAAAGAAGGAACCGCGACCACTGCACGGAGCCTTAGCGGAACTGGTTTCGTCACCGAAAAGGGCTACCCGACTTTCGTTAACAACCAGATCAGTCAGGGCACCTTGACGATCAAGCTCGATGGCGCAACCGGACCCACCTACACATGAGCAAGCTAAGTGTTGAACTGTTGCCGCACGTGGCGAGTTACTCGTTAACTGGCGAAGCAATTGAATTTCCGCAGTGGGCGTTGGTAGTCAACGGATCCCATTGCGGATGGGTGCCCAAAGAAGGCAAGCACGTTTCTTTCTTTGAGCACTTTCACGAAATTGACCGTGCCGCAATTTGTGCGGAAGTGGCACGGATCCGCGGCGAAAAGCAAAGCCGCATTGAGTCAGTACCGCCAAGCATTTTGTACCCGGAGCAAGCAGAGGAAAACGATGAGCCTGACGAAGATTGAACTGTTGGGATTTTGTAATCGACGCTTTGGCATTGTCGACTTGGGCGACGGTGCAAAGGTGCGGATTCAAAGCCTAACACAAGAAGAAATAGCCCGGCACAACTTGATGATGCTTGACAAAAAAGGGCAAGTGTCACAAGCGGGATTGATGGCAGCGGAACGGCTCTACGTCGCAATGGCACTTGTCGACGACCAGGGCAATCGGCTGCTAACCGACGACGAAGCCGGAGAGCTGGCGAAGCTCGATGGCGGGGTTTTCCAAAAGATTGCACAAGCGGCAAGGCGGCTAACCGATCGCGATGCCGTCACCGCTGAGGCGATGCTGGGAAACTAACAAGGAGTGCCACGCTAAGGCTTGCTTGTCGAGTCTGCTTGGCACTCGGAATTGACGACCCGGAAGCGTGGCTAGCGAGCGTGTCACAACGCACGCTAGCGATATGGGAGGCTTACTACATGCTGGAACCGTGGGGCAGGGAATGCGAACGCGACGCGGTTCACTCTGCACAATTGTCCGCACTTGGGGCAACGATCGCGGCCAGTAATGGGATCAAGCCTAAGCCGCCGCTAAGGGTCGCAGACTTCATGCCAAGCAATTGGCATCAACCACCGGCACCGACAAACGCCAGCAGCATCAAGGCCGCCGAACAAGCTTTCGCGGCTAAGTGGGGCATGAAATGACGACTAGCATCACCGCCCTAAACATTCGCATCGCTACTGACGCCTCAGAGGTTTACGAGGCTGGCAAGCGTATGTCGTCGACGATGCGGACAGTAAACCAAATCATGGACGCCGCAACAACTCCGGTCGAACGCTATCAGCAATCATTGGCGAAACTGGAAGCAGCGTACATGCGAAATCGCATCACGACGGAGCAGTATATTCGCGGCGTACAACAAATTGGAAAAGCTTACGACGATTCGGTAGCAAAGCAGAACAGAGCAAGCAAGCAACAAACAGAATCAAGCAACGCAATGATTTTGTCTTTGAGACGGCTTGCTGGGGCTTATCTTGGCCTGCAAACAGGAAAACAAATAATACAAATTGCCGCCGAAGCCGAAGCCGCATCGGTGCAATTTGAAGTGCTGACGGGATCGGCACAGGAATCCGCAAGCTTGATTGCGGACATGAAGCGACTTGCGCAAGCTTCACCACTATCGCTTCCAGCCGTTCAGCGTGGCGGCCAGTTGCTACTATCGTTTGGCATGAACGCCGAAAGGGTAATCGCTACGCTGAAAATGCTTGCCGACGTGTCGGGCGGAAATCAACAGCGGTTTGAAATTCTTTCGCTTGCGTTTGCACAAACAACGGCGGCCGGCCGGCTAATGGGCCAAGACCTGTTGCAGATGATCAACGGCGGATTTAATCCGCTGCTTGAAATATCGAAAACGACAGGCCGTTCTATGCTGGACCTAAAGAAAGACATGGAAGCCGGGGCAATATCGGCCCAAATGGTTGAAGACTCTTTCCGCCGTGCTACATCGCAGGGCGGATTGTTTTTCGGCATGACCGAAAAAATGAGCAAAACGACATCTGGAGCACTTGCTCAGATGATCGGCAATGTAACCGAAATGTCAATTGAAATCGGCTCAAGACTAACGCCTACGGTTATCGAGCTTGCCAATTCTATTTCCGAGCTATCCAAAAACATTCGAGATTCGGAATCGGCACTAGACGGGCTAGAATTTGGAGTTAATCGCACTTACCGAACGTTTGCACTAGCCGGTGCAATCATTGGCGATACGTTTGAAAATGCCGATTTACTAGGCCAGTGGATTGCCGGGACAAAAGACATCGAATTCAATATCGCAAGAATCAACGCTCAACTAGATGCCTATTACGGAAAAACAAAGTTAGTAAACGATCTAGATAGCCAAAAGTCGGTACTACAGGAAGCGATTGAAAAGACGGAAGCAAGGCGAGCCGACAGAGCCAAGAAAGCCGCACAGGACGCAATTGATGCTCAAGTGGTGTCAATCAATCTTGAGGCCAAGAAACTACATCAAGCACAAAAGGCACTTGAGGTTTATTCAGGGCAAGCACAGCAACTGATGCTGCAGCGTGCAGAGCTAATGTATTCCGCAGAGGAATATGAAAAGATCGTCGACAGGGCAAACGGCCTTAATGATGCCCAAGTCGAATCGCTTGCCAACATACGAAAGGACATCGCCGAACGCCAAAGGCAAAAGCAAGAACAGGAAGATTTGGCGAGATTGCAAGAACAAGCGGCCGATGCTGCAATTCGTCACTTTGCAGAACAGCGACAGAAGCAAATGGAAATGCGATCCGCCGTTGCCAAAGGCCCGAGTGGCTTTGAGGTTGGCAGTAGCGAAGCGATGCGATTTTTGGCCGAGCAATCAAATGCCCTGATGGCAGCGATAGCCGCACCAGTCGACCCGACACCAGGTGAGGCGGAAATTGCAAAACAAGCCGAAAAGGAAATGGAGAGGCAAAGGATACAAGACGAGCGGCGACGACTGATTTTGATTGAGCTTCAAAAATTGAATGTCAACGTCGTCGAAAACAAGGTCCAAAAGCTACCGGGTAGGGGTTAATGGCACACACGCTACAAGGCAAAACAATTACCGGCAGCGTAGAGCTTGCGATAAAAAACGGCGGGCCAGTTTGGCGACAGTCGCAAGGCTACCGCGTCGAAGCCGACAGCGACGATCCGCAGTACAGCAGCATCCTGCTTACGTCGGGGCTGCCGATCCCAATGACGACGTTTACCGATGATGGGCTAATGATTTGCCAATCTTTGGGAGCCGATCGCATCCCAAAGCATAGGCGACTATGGGAGGTAACGGCGGAATTTAGCAGCGAGGTAGAACAATCGCAGAACACGCAATTTCCCGAAGAGTGGGTGCCGATTTATGAGCTTAAAAAGGAGCGTGTTCAAGAGCCGAGTTTTTTCGATAGATCAGGAAACGCGATTACCAATTCGGCAAAGCAATGGTTTCCTCAGGGACTTGTCTTAACGCGATACCTTCCGGTCTGGGAATTTTTTCAATTTGAATCGGCATCGCTATCAGACGAACAAATGCTGACGCGGGACGAAGTGGTCAATTCAACGCCATTCAAAGGACGTGCAGCGAAGACGCTACTCTGCACGATCACATCTTCGGTAATCGGCTTTTATTACGGTCGATTGCGGCGGCTAACGCAGTATAGGATCATCTACAACCTTAGAGACTGGACAGACAAGCGACTCGACACAGGCACCGGCTATTTAGACGGTGACGTTTTGAAAAAATACACCATCGGCGACCCGCCAAATGACATAGTCATCGAGGGCAATTTGAATGGAAGCGGCGGAAAACAAACCGCTGGACTAGCTGCCGCGATTCTAAGATTTGACAGGTTCGACCCAATCGATTTTAACACGTTTCTGAGGTAGCAATGGCTGATTTATCACGTACCGCGGCAAACGTTAAACCGATGAGCGTAGGGCCCGTATCGATGGGCAAATCGGGCGAGGCGCTGGCACATGCTGACCCGGCATACTTTGACACAAGCGGCAAGCTCAAGAAATGCCAATCAGACGGCACAGCGGCAGAGGCTAATTGCCGTGCCATGATTTTGACGCCAGCAACGGCGGCCGATCAGGACGTGGTGTACATGCTTCCCGGTGGCGACATCGACGTCGGGGCTACGCTGACCGTTGGGGAAACGTACATCGTTTCGCGGACTGCTGGGGCAATCGCACCGATCGGCGATCTTTTATCGAGCGACTATTCGACGATTCTGGGCACCGCGACGGCTACGAACAAGCTTGCGTTTCGGCCGATTGTCAGCGGCGTGGAGAAGCCATAGTGGCAAAGGATAGTCGGACATACGGATTTAGCCTGACCGACGCTGAGAGCCTAGCGGGGCTGATTGGCGGTCGGGCTGAGATCATTCCCGGGCGGCAACCGATTGGCGGTGGCGGCGGCGGTGGCTCTACCCTCTACCGCTTTGAAACGACCGCCGCATACACGACCGGCACCAGCGTAGCCGCAACGATTAAAACAATGGCCGGCACTACGTTTGCCAGTGGTGCAACGCTCAAAGATCCCGAAGCGATTTTCATCGGCCTAGCATCCGGAGCGAAGGGCTATTGCATCGCACAAGGCGGCGAATACTTTGCCATCCAGGCATTATGTTCACCCGAAGAAGGGTACGTCTAATGGCGACCCGCTGGTTTGGTCCGCGGCCGGTTGTTAGTCCGTTTGAAGCATATACGCGGCATGGCTCTTGCGGTTGCTGCAAGTGCGGAGGATTCGACAACGGGACAAACGTTTTTAGCAACACAGCCGGCAACATCACCGATCTAGTCACTTACCCTGCCTATCGCGATGGGCTGCGGATAAAGCTAGTCATATCCGGCGTGCAGGATGCACACTCAATTGAGATCGACGAATATTATACCGACATCACTGGCATGAGCGGGCTTAACGGCACTTGGTATCTATCGGTGGTCCGCACGCAGTACGGCTGCATATGGACGGCAGACGATTCCGAGCTTGTTGAGATCAATTACAATATCTACGAAAATTACTTTCCTTACGATTACAATTACACGCTGTACGCCAACATTGAAGCGAAATCCACTAGGCCGGTAGGAGTTGTTCCGTCTAATTTTTTCAATATTCTTTCGCTTGGGATCATACTGGACATCGGAGCTGGGGCATGGGACCCAGGAGCATTAGTCCCGCCGCCATCGCCAGAACTTCATCCGATTCTCGGTATTGAGTTTGTGCCAACGTCCAGCGAATACAGGCAAGCAACAAACGCAGGAGGCGTATACAACACAAGCCGCATTGGCTGGGACGGCGGAAGAACCCAGGACGTAATCAGCGGAAATTTGAAATTCTACAAGGCGTACTTCGGCGAATGGGCAAACGTGCTTGATTTCGACGATCCGCAGTGGACCGGCATCGGTGATTTTTATGACACGACCACGAACACATTCAAAACCGCTGGCACGTTTACCGCAGAGCTCGAAAGACTATGAGGCGGCTTTTCCGTTGCCCTGCTTGCGGTCAGTCAGGCATCATTGGGTCCGCTAATTTTGTGCGATGCGGGTGCAAAGCAAAGTACCGCGGCGAAGATCTATTGCCGCACGTTCAAGAGATCCACGACGAAGAACGCCGGATAGATTTGCCATGCAGTCACCGCGGCGAAATTGTCGATCGGGTCGATTGTGGCTGCGATGGCGATGCGAACGTCTACGGGTGCGAAATACACGGACGGTGCCTAGTGCGGCAATTAATTCAAAGCAGGTGGCAAGGCGTGGTCTGCGATGGGTGCAAATCGAGACGCCATCCCGTCGAAGATTTGGCAATCATCACAACGCACTTCAACCCCGCGAACTTTCAACGCCTCCGCGACACCTACCGCCAGTGGATCAAGGCAATGCCGCCGGGCGTAGTCACAATCGAGCTAGCCGGCAGCGATGCAGACATTCCCGAAGCGATTCACCTCTACCGCGGACACGATGCGATAATGTGGCAAAAGGAGCGGCTAATAAATCACGCCGTGACGTTGCTAAAGCCGTCCGTTAAATACGTCGCTTGGGTTGACCACGATCTAATCTTCACCCGCGGCGATTGGGCACAGGCCGGCGTAGAGGCGATCCTAAGCGGCTTGGATTGCGTGCAATTATTTGACCGCGTTGACTATTTGGACCGCGACGGAAACGCGGCAAGCCACCAGCCCGGAGCCGTGGCAGAGATCCAAGCAGGCAGAGGGCCAAGCGGGGCACCGGGCGGGGCGTGGATCGCGTCCCGTGAATGGCTTGAGGGTATCGGCGGGCTATACGATCGCAACATCTTAGGCGGCGGAGACGCTACGTTTTTACAAGCCGTCACGGGGGCCCCTACGTCGTTTGTAGAGCGTCAGGCACCGCGGTTGCGTGATGATTGCTTGCGATATGTTGAACGCGTAGACGGGGCCAAATTTGGGCATATCAGCGGGGCGGTAAAGCACTTGTGGCACGGTGACCGAGCAAATCGGCAGTACATTAGCCGCGACGAAATTTTATGCCGCTGGGACTTCGACCCGGAGACGATGATCGAGCACGACGGCGGGGCGTGGAAATGGACGGATGCCGCACCGGCAGGGCTGCAAGCTCAGGTTTGTGAATACTTCGCAAACAGACGCGACGACGGATGACAACCCGCTATAATACGGACGAACTCCCCTCATCTAAATGGAGTGCCAACGGATGGCGATTGATTCAAATCTTGAAATCGAAAAGCGTGGCGATTGCTTGGTCTTACGCTGGGACTTTTCTGCCGGCGATTTGCCGCCGGTACTCTTGGCCGGTGACGCCCACTGGGACAATCCCGACAGCGACAGCGAGCTACTCAAGACGCATCTATCTGAAGCGGTTGAAAGAGGATCACCGATAATCTTAGGCGGTGACTTTTTTTGTGCGATGCAAGGAAAATATGACAAGAGATCAGACAAGCGAAAGCTAAAGCCAGAGCACGCAAGTGGCAACTATCTAGACAGGCTTGTAGAAACGGCAGCGGAGTGGTTGCGACCTTATGCCACCAACGTCATTCTCATTCACCGCGGCAATCACGAAACCGCGATCCAAAAAAATCACGAAACCGACCTAACGGATCGACTTTGTGCAGAATTGCGGCGACAAGGGGCACCGACAATTGCGGGCGGCTATACGGGCTTCGTCCAATTCTTTTTGAGTCAAGGCGGCGGCAATCGCGGTAGCCTGGACCTTTACTATCATCACGGGCACGGCGGCGGCGGGCCGGTAACAAAAGGGACAATCGATTTTGCCCGCTACGGAATGTTTGCGCTGTGTGATGCGATTTGGAGTCAGCACGTCCATCAAGCGACCTACGGAGAGAGTCAAAAAATATACGTCAATCATGCCGGAGCGATTGAACAAAAAACAGTATTGGAAATTCGTAGCCCGAGCTACAAAGATGAGCACGGGAAAGGTGAAGGCGGATTTCAAACAGAGAAAGGAGTCGGGCCGCGACCGAGGGGCGGCTACTGGCTAAGCGTCTACAAAAAACGCGGCGACAAGTACCGTTACCAATTTCATGTCGAAAGGACGCGACAGTGACACGCTACAAAAAGCCGGCAGATTTTGATTGCACTTTGGGCGGCAAGGAGTGGCGAATACAATTCGTGACCCGCCGCAAACTGCCGAAGCTCGACGGGATCTGCTATTGGGATGATCGACTGATTTTAATTCGATACGATCAACCGCCCGATAAGCTGCTAGATGCGTTGATACATGAGTGCCAACACGCACTATCGGAGATGCACTTCGCCGCAGAGGCTTGGATCAATCAAACCTCGACAGAGCTTGCCGTTGCTATTTTGCGGGCCGGATTCGAGCGGTGAAAAATCTTTGGGAATCGTCTTGACGCGGTGATTACCCTCGTCTATCTTTCTCAAACCACAACTCGAACAGGAAACAAATCACCGCGCCGGCGGGAATTCTTTCGCTTGCTATGCGAACGGGTTGTGGTAACCCGCCGGCGTTTTTAACCACAACCCAACATGAAACTTTCAGACGTACTAGCCGCAGCAATGGCTCTAACGCCAGAGGACCGGCTGCGGCTTGTCGACGCAATCGCGGTAGTCGACGATTGGCGTATCGACATCGTTGACAAGCCGAAAACGATGGCGGAGGCAATAGCGGAAGCCAAGCCGACAAGCAAAGCAAAGGCAAAGAAATGATCCACTCAATAACCCTACTAGCGATCGCACTATTTTGCACGATCGCGGCGATCCTAACACAACCCCGCGAAGACAGAGAAACGCGGGCACGATGGCGAGAGTGGCGGAAACATCACAACCGAACGAGGGCGACAGAATGATCACAGTTGAGCTAGCGCGACCGTCCGACAATGCCTTCGTTCACCTCCTGCACGACGAGGCTTTCGGCGACATGACGATTGCGGACTATATGCAATGGATCACGGAACGCGGCAGGCGTGTCTACGTTATCAGATACGGCATCTGTTGCGTTGGATTCGCGTTTGTGCGACTCAGGCGCGACGCCGCAACGATTTGCAAGATCGCAATTAATCCGCACCATCGACGACACGGCATCGCTACCGAAGCCGTTCGCCAGATCGCAGCAAAGCACGGCAAGCGGCTTACGCGGGCCGCGGCGAAAGAGCCCGACGCAATTGCACAGGACTTTTTCCGCTCGCTTGGAATGGAGTTGAAAGTGATTGACGGCAAGCCGGGTGAACGATTTTGGATTTTTGAAACGACTAATAAAGAGAGGGCAAAGCGATGAGCGAAGAAGACGAAAATCACGAGTGGCAGTTTCGAGTTGTGTATCGGCAAAATGGCAAATGGTGGGACGTTCCTGTTGATCCGTGTGCGGAACGCGAACGAATATCGTTTTATTGCCACCATTGTGCAAGCGAAGTTATTTTGCAACGTCGACGCAAACGCGATCACCTGGACCCGACACCCTGCGAAGGCATTGAGCATCCGGTATGGCGAGACTGGGAAGCGAGCCCGGATGCGGAGATTCAAGCGGTTTTGGTTCGGAAGGGTATGCCGTTCAGGAGCCTTGAGAAATGAGTTGGCAGATTATTAAAAAGGACTACAGCTACAATCCGTGGCGATTGTGTGACGAACGCGGCAACGAGCTTCAAGAGATTGAAAAATTCGATCATCCGACGTTTGGGCCGTCGCGCATAACGGCATCGATATCAGCAGCGACCAAAACGCAACTGATTGATGAAATACTGTCAAAGCTTGAGCGACAAGCAGAGGTAATACAAAAACTACGGCAACAACTAAGCGAGGTGAAGAAATGACAACCCCCAACAAATACCACCGCACCATCTACCCCAACGCAGCCGGGCAAGTCGACGTTTACGACGTGCTAGTCGCTTTCGACGTAACATGCCCGGCACGCCAGCACGCAATTAAAAAACTGCTTTGTACTGGGCTACGCGGCAAGGGCGACACGGAACAGGATTTAATTGAAGCATTGGACGCAGTAGAATTAGCTATTCAGCTAACCAAAATAAAGGGGCAAAAATGAACCGCGAACTAACACAAGACGAATGCCGCGACCAGCGGACGCTGTTGAAGATCCTAGAGCGAAACAAAACAGCCGAGTGGCTAGGCGGTGCGGAATTTTACGATGAGTTTCGCGCAAACCTTTTTGCCATGCAGCAAACCGGCACGACTGACGGCGAGGAGCTAGCGAAGCTGACCGATGAGGACGCAAAGGATCGGCCGTGGGTGATGGTGAGGGAGAAAGAAATGGAAAGCTGGATAGGGCCAAGGATGCTTCTGGCCGCACCGCCAAAAACGGGAAAGTATGTCACTGCCGATCGAACTCACGGCTATTTACCTACGCACTGGGAACAAGCTCGTCGTGCAACCGAAAGCGAACTCAAGCAAGCGGGGATCACACAATGACACTGACAGACAAAGACGCACAGCGGCGGCCGTGGTGTATGTTCGGAGATGCGGACGAAATGCTAAGGCGTGGCCGGCTCGTATACGCTGGCAGCGGTGTTAATGAGGGCATTGTGGTCTACATTTCGCACAACGGGGAAGTGTGGTCGCATTGCCGCGAATGCACGCCGGAAGAACTCGCCTTGCACGGACTAACGCAGCCGCCGCGGCCGTGGGCGGATCGGGTGACGCAATGGGCGATTGATCGAAATATCATCGGAGGGACGACGGCCAAAGACCAATTTGGAAAGCTTAAAGAAGAAATCGACGAGCTATACGGTGCGATTTGTGAAAACAATCTGCCTGAGACCATTGACGCAATCGGCGACTGCTCTGTAGTTCTGGCGATCATCGCGGCACAGTACGGGCTGGCGTTTGAGCAATGCCAGGAAGCGGCGTGGCATGAAATTAAGGACCGAAAGGGCAGGATTGTGAATGGGACTTTTGTCAAAGAGGTGAGCGAATGAGCGACAGCGGAAAATCAGGCGGCGGCGGCATTGGATTGCTAGGCGGCGTCTTTCTTGTGTTTTTGTTTCTCAAGCTAAACGGAACCTTGGCTTGGTCGTGGTGGTGGGTCGCCGCCCCTATTTGGGTGCCGATTGCGTTGATTGTTTTTCTGCTTGTCATTCTTGTCGTTATTAGGGCCATTGCGGAGGCAATTGATTGACCGACTGGACCGACGCCGAGCTGCACGAGACTTGGGAAGAGCGTGCGGCGATTATTGAGCACGACGGCCGAACAAGCCGCCAGCATGCAAACTACCTTGCGGCCAAGTGGCTACGGGATGCCATTAGGCCGCGGGGATTACCAATCACGATACAGGGAGCGATTAAAGCAGATGAGTTATCACAACCGTCCTGAACTATCAGCGACACAACTTAAATCAATGGCAGTCGGTTGGCGTGTGTTCGAGGCCGAGCACATCACTAAAACGGCACCGCGGCAAGAGTCGGCCGCAATGGCTTTAGGGTCAGCGATACACGCCGCTATCCTTGAGCCGGAACGGTTCGATGCGGATTACGCTTGCATCCCGCCGCAATGCGACGACAAGCGAACGAAGGCTTACAAAGACTGGGCGGCTGCGCACGAAGGAAAGGTCCATCTGAAACAAGATGAGGCACAGGTGATCGCGACAATTCGCAATCATATTCGACTCGACAAGATGGCTTCAACGCTGTTCAAGAGCGGCACCGCGGAGGCAGAACACTTCTGGGAATCGTTCGGTGTCAAGTGTCGAGGGAAATTCGATTGGCTAACGGGTCGATTCATCCTCGACATCAAGACATGCCAAGATGCGACGGACAAGGCATTCGCTAAAGACATCGCACAGCGGCGGTACGATCTACAAGCCGCACACTATCTATCGGCTGGCGTTGCGGATCGGTTTATCTTTGTGGCTTGCGAAACGACATCGCCATACCGAGTGCGATGCTATGAGCTTGGCGACGTTGATTTACAGCGAGCGAATGAGGATCGGCAGAACCTAATCGAAGAATATGCGGAACGGCGGACGCGGAACGATTGGCATGAGGCCGGAGAGAATGAACTGCGGACTATCTTTTTACCAAACTGGAGAGCGTGAACATGACAGAGCAAACAACGATAACCGAAGTACCGAAGAAACAACTGACGATCCGCGAACACCTCAGCGGCGAGGCGTTTCGAAATACGATCGCCAGCATCCTCCCGAAGCACTGCACACCAGAGCGGATGGCACGGGTAGCGATTACAGCACTGACGCGAACGCCAAACCTCAACAGGTGCACGCAGCAATCGTTTTTCGATTGCATGATGCTCCTTTCTCAGTGGGGATTAGAGCCTGATGGCAGACACGCCCATTTGATTCCGTTTGGTGATAAATGCACCGTAATAATCGACTACAAAGGGTTGGTTCAACTTGCGATGCGCTCAGGGACGGTGCGGAGAATCCATGCCGATACCGTGTGCGAAAATGACGTCTTTGAGGTTGATCGCGGGCTGATCGTCAAGCACGCAATCGATTACCGCAAGCCACGCGGCGAAGTCTATGCGTACTACTGCATTATCGAAACGGTAAACGGCGGGACGAAATGCGAAGTCATGACGATTGATGAGGTGAACGCAATCCGCGACCGATCGCAGGCGTGGAAAACGTTTTTGTCTAAGGGTAGGGAATGCCCGTGGAATACTGACCCGCATGAGATGGGAAAGAAAAGCGTTTTTAAGCGAGCAACCAAGTGGACTGAGCTTTCGGCCGAGATCCGCGACGCGATCGCGGCAGACGATGAAATCGAAGGCACGGTAACGCATCGCGGACCGACCACAACGACAGCGGACGAACTAGCGGGGCTGCTGGCAAGCGATGAAGCCTAATCGAGACCCTGACAAACCGGCGGCGGTGATCGTCAAGCTGATGGAGCCGCCGCCGGGCTTCCGATTCTTCACCATTGGGCCGGAAGCGATGGACGCGATACCGCTTTGCAGTTGCGGGTCGTACATGACTACCGAGACGCTCGAAGATGAATGGCTCTGCCGATGGTGCGAACCAGAGCGAGCACGGGAGCGAGGCGAACGGACGATCGGGATCTTAAAGGCACGGGCGAAGATTTTACAACAACACGGACCAACAAAGAGGGAGATCAAATGACGCAACGAAAATTGGATGATGAGGAAAGAAACGGCATTCTAAACGCCGCGGACGCTATTGCCGAAATGTGCGATTGGGACAATTTGCCAGAAGGCAGAAGCTACTGGGACAGCATTCACACAAATCTTTCAGACAAAGCCAAGCACGGCACCACCGACGGTAAGCCGTGGGTCGAGCCGGAGCTGACCGACGAAGACGCGAAGCAGCGGCCGTGGGTGATGGTGCGGGATAACGATTGCCAAGAATGGAAAGGGCCGCGAAAGCTTGCCGCAAAAGCAGGGCAATTTTACGTTTTTACGTTTCCTGATGATGCATTGTCATCGTGGATCCATTGCCGCCGCGCCACCGCCGAAGAGATCGAGGCCGCCAATGTCCGATGACGACAGGTCATACCGCTCTGTCTGGCGAAAGCAATGCGGGAAAAAGTACAAAAACATTTGCGGAAACTGGACTTCGAAGGAAAACGCTATTGCGTTAGGTAATGTGCCTTGCTTGCTCGATGGCGAATGGGTTGGAGTTCAGAAAGTCGGTGAATGCGTAAAGATTACAAAGCGCGGACCGTTTATTTTGCATAACTAGAGGCCGCCAATGTCCGATAACGACATCACTGCCCACTTCGCCGAGCGTGCTGCCATTGCTGAGCACGACGGCGGCTTGTCGCGGCGGGTCGCGGAGTACAACGCGGCACGGGCGACGCGGGAAGCTCACGGAAGGCTGACCGATGAGATCGAGAGGCAGATGCGGGAGACGAGAGGATTATGAAGCCTTACTATCAAGACGACGCGGTAACGATCTATCATGGCGACTGCCGGGAGATCCTTCCGACGCTTGGGAGGTTCGATTTGCTGCTTACTGATCCGCCGTATGGGATCAACGCGGAGCAATTTCGGGCGACGCTACCGGACTCAAAGGGTACTTGCTTCATTGACAAAATCAGCGGCGACCATTCAACAGAGCTTGTCGAGTTCGTTATCGACTGGTTGCCGGTTGATCATCCCGCCGTTATTTGGGGTGCAAATCACTTTCCAGAATTGCTTCCACACAAAGGCCGCTGGCTTTGCTGGGACAAGCGGCTAACCGAGCCGGCAGACAAGATGCTCGGGTCGGCGTTCGAGCTTGCGTGGGAAAATCGGAAAAGCGGGTTCGATGCGATGCTGCGAGTGCTGCATGGCGGCGTGGTCAACGCGGACGGCGGGAAACGATTCTATCCAACGCAGAAACCGGTAACGCTATTTAGGAAGGTGCTAGGGCGATACTCAAAAGCCGAGGCCATCATTGACCCTTTTGCCGGAAGCGGCACGACTGGCGTAGCGGCGAAGCTTGAAGGCCGCAAGGCTACGCTGATCGAGTTTGACGAACGTTACTGCGAGATTGCGGCCAAGCGGCTGGAGCAGCAGGTTTTCGAGTTCGGCGATTGATCGAAGCCGACGACGTTTTTTAGTTGCGAACAGGTTGACAGATTGTTATAGTGTACGAAATCAGCCTTGGCCGGCTGACCAATCCAAGCCACCGCCCGGCGTTCTGTGGGAATCTCCACAAGCCGGCCAAGCTGCTGGGCGGTGGTTTTTTCAGGTCGAGCGATGGGAAGAATACGAACAATCAAGCCGGAGTTTTTTGCTCACGAAGAGTTATTCGACTTGGAGCAGTCTGAATCGCTACCGCTCAGACTTGCGTTTGCGGGCTTATGGACGGTTTGCGATCGTGACGGGCGTTTTGTGTGGCGACCTAGGACTCTTAAATCTCAAGTAATGCCGCACGACATTATCGACTTCGGCGAAGTGCTTGACGCTCTTGAACGCGGCGGGTTTGTTCAATCCTACATGGTCGACGGAATCAAGTTTGGTTGCGTACCGAGCTGGAGGAAGCACCAAGTAATAAACACCCGCGAAGCCTGCTCAAAGATACCGCCGTTAGACGAAGACAGTACAGGCAACGTGCAAGCACGTGCACGCACATGCCACGACATCCAATACCGCGGAGTAAACATTGCCGACACACTGCGAGAAACAATCCTTGCACGTGATGAGTACAAGTGCTGTCGATGCGGTGCAACTGAAGACATGACAGTCGACCATATTTTTCCCAGATCAATTGGAGGAAATCACGCACCGGCCAACCTTCGGGCGATGTGCAGGAAGTGCAATTCTGCACGGCCGGTTGCGGGAAAAGCGTTGATAGAAGACCTAGGAAAAGACGGTTTTACACTTGATGACATGCAACGCACGTGCACGCACATGCCTAGTAACGTGCAGGCACAAGGGGAAGGGAAGGGAAGGGAAATGGAAGAGGAAAGGAAGGGAACAGGAAAGGAACAGGAAGGGGAGCGGGGAAGGAGTGACGCGGCTTCGCCGCTAGTGTCTGATTCTCCCAAACGCACCCGCCGTCCCTCAGTTGCAATCGACCGCCCCGACGACATCGCCGAAGCTCACTGGCGGGACTGGACCGCGTGCCGACGCAAGCCGGTTACGGAATCCGTCCTAGTGCGGATTAGACGCGAAGCCGCGAAGGCTGGCATAACCGCCGATGAGGCGATCAGAACCGCGGCAGAACGCCAGTGGGAGGGCTTCCAAGCCGAATGGCTCAACAGTGACCGACAATTGACGACGGAGCGTAAGCCGTCGCAACCGAAAACGTTTACACAGATCAGAGAGGAACGGACCAAAGATGTATTCAGGAAATTCCACGAGTCAGGGCAATTCGACGCAATTGTTAACGCTGTTAGAGGGGTTGATGCAGAGTCACCAGATCGAACCGACGGAGGCGATGCTACAAGTTTACACCCTCGCATTGGGTGATTTGACGACCGATCAGGTGCAGACGGCGGTGATGCGGGCGATCCGCGAAGTACCGCGAATGCCGCGACCTGCTGAACTGCGAGAGCTGGCCGGGGCGAACATCGGCAGCGACACCAAAGCAATCGAAGCATGGGACGACGTGTTACGCGCCGTGCCGATCGGATCCTACAAGTGGCTCGATTTCGGCGACCAACGCATTAACGCGACAATCCGCAACCTCGGAGGCTGGCCAAGCTTCCTCAAAAGGCTCGATGGTGCAGAGAATGAAAAGTGGGCACGGCATGAGTTTTTGAAGACCTACGCCGCGATCGGTGACAACCCCTCAGCGGAAGCGTGCCGGCCGCTCATCGGGCTGGGCGAAAAGGTTTGCGTGGGCGGCCAGATGCGAGATCCCATCGTGAGAATCGAATGCCGCAACCCAGAGCGGCGAACGGCAATTGAGCACAGGCGAGCGGAGCCAGTGACGTTACGGATCGCGAGTTTTCGGAGGGCAGACTGATGGTGAGACTTGACGCAAATACTAGGCTTCGCGGCGGATTTTTTAATTACAGGCGATTTGCCTACCTAAACAAAAGCGATCACACGAGCTTCGGATTACTTGAGGCGACAAGCCACAAGGACGCTAGGCGATGGCTTGGCAAGAGATATTACATTCGGCAGGTTTGGCTAAGCGAAAGCGAATATGCACTCGCTGGCGATCGCGATAGGAAATGGGAGATTGTTTCGTCAGTGTTTTTGTCGCCAAATTCCGTAGCATACATTGGAGCTAAAAATGCTAACGATTGAACTACCCGAACGTCCCTCCCGCTACTGGTACAAGGTCCGCACCGACGACATCCGAGTCATTGACGGCGATACGATCGAGTGTCTGACCGACCTAACGCACGGCGTGCACATCGAAGCGACGTATCGGCTGGCGTCGATCAACGCGCCAGAGATGAAGGGCAAGACACTCAGGGCGGCCAAGCTTGCGGCGTTGCGACTCGCAGGGCTGATCGAAAACGAAAATTATCTTTGGCTAAAAAGCCTAAAGAATCGCGGCAACGATAAGCAGATCCAAACCTTCGGGCGTTACGTTGCTTATGTGTTTACTGAGTTCGGAGAATGCTTGAACGTGAAGATGGTCGCAGAGGGGCACGCCGTGCCGTATATGATTGAGATAATTCAAGAGGATTCCTTTGAGGCGAAGAAATGAAAATCAAGACAGTTTGGGAAAAGTGGATCGAAAAAGTCGAAGCCGCTTGGCCGATCACGGCAACGGAAATTGCAAAGCTATGCGATTGTGATTACAAGACCGCAACGCGAATCCGCGACCATATCGCCAGCGTATACGGACAAGAGCCGCTGCGTGGCCAAGGTGGGGCACGGAAGGTTATGCCCGAAAGCGAAATCATTGACGAACTCGGCAGGGATTGGCCGGTTAGTCTTGACGACGTTGCAAAGCGATATCGCTGTGGAAGAACAGTTGCAAGAAGGTTGCAGCGCGAGGCAATTGCTAAACACAGACTAGAGCCAAATCTTCACAAAGCAAAGCACGCGATTAAGTCGAAGGAAGTCTTCGCGAAGCTTGACCAGTATTTAGCCGAACACGACGGCAAAACAAATCGATTAGAGATGCGAGCGTTGACTCATTGCACTTGGGAAACCTACAAGCAATGGAAGATCGCAAGAGGCATCTACAGAGAGACAAAGCTAGTCGGTCGAGCGGTGGAGCGTAAAGCGATTGCCGAACGTCAGCTGCCTACGCGATTGCGGCCGGTTGTTGTGCCGATTGTTGCCGCTAAGCCACAACACTACGCACCAGGCCAATGGTTTCGCAACAAGCGATCAGGCGAGATTGTGCCAGCGTTGTTTGTCGTGAGTGGGTCAGAGGTTAAGTTTTTTGGGGTGACGACATGAGCGAAAAAGTGGAATACGAAACGCGGGTAACGCGTCTGCTTGTCGGTGTCAAAGGCAAGCCGATCTACAACGATCTTGCATACACGATCGAAATCACGGACGAGGGCGGCGGTGAGTTTGTCGAGGTTTCACCGACAACAGAGCCGGGCAAGATCCGCATCGACTCGGCAAGCTGGCCGGCGTTGCGGGATGCGATTGAACGACTGCTAGGGGAGTGCCGCGAAGATGCTTGAATTTACAATACCCATCAAACCACAAGGCAAAGCACGACACCGAACGCGGGTTGTGATGATTGGGCGCAAGCCGGTGGCGATGCAGTACAGCGACCGGAAGGCTAAAGCGTACGAGCAAGCGATTAAAGATTCGGTAATCGCTCGCTACAAAGGAGATCCGCTCGACGGGCCGCTGATTGTTTCAATCTACGCTTGGATGAAAAAGCCGAAGTCGTCAAAGCTTGTTTATCCAACAGTCAAGCCGGACTCGGACAACATTGCAAAAGCAGTGCTTGATTCGCTCAATGGGATTCTCTGGCACGACGACAAGCAAGTCTGCCAGTTGGCCGTGCACAAAGTGTACGCCGATCGGGACATGATTGAACTTGAAGTCATGAGGATGAACGAGATAT